GTTCAATACCGTCCTGTACAGCCTTTTCAGCAGCTTCTTTGTCGATTATGGCCTGAGCTTCACGTTTAGCTGATTCGAGCCGTTCAGCTTCGATTTTTGCATTATGCTTGCGTTGTTCTTCTGCCACAGCGTCGGCCTTAAGCTTTTCTTCATGAGCTATCCGATCTAATTCAGCCTGTTTTTTTTCATCGGCCAATCTTTGAGCTTCTTTTTCTGCCTCGATTTTAGCCTCTTTTGCTTCAATGGCTTTTTCTCTATCGCGCAAATCGTTTAATAAGATGGCTTGCTCGTGAGATTCTTCCAACTCTTTAGCGATCCTTAATTGTTCAGCCTTTAATTCTTCGGCTATTCGCAACTTTTCCTTTTTTTCTGCCTCTTCTGCTTCCCACTCAGTTAGAGGCTTTCTAACTTCAGCTTTTAGTTCGTCGCAAACATCGCGCATTTTCTTGCCAGCGGAATCTATGATTTTCACTTGTTTAGCTAAGTCAGACTTAAATTCCTTCCTAAAATCTTCAACAACTGTTTTACTTGCTGAAAATTTAGCTGCATTAGTTTTTATTTGATTTCGACCTTTAACAGTCGACAAGTCTGGTATAAATTCTTGCGCCTTTTTTCTTAGCTCAGCGATTATTTTATCAGCGCCGCTATCTGTAAAAACTTCGGGCAATTTATCTTTCTCTATTGTCACTAGTGATCGTTCGCTCATAATCTAAGTCCTTTTTGGTTTGTTTAGTTTATTCTTCTCTACAGTATGCTCGTGTACTTTTTTAGCGTACCGTCGTTGTTTAGCTGTAAATACACCGTTAAATTTCAGATCACCGTTAGAGAGATCATGAAGCTGGTATGCTCGACCGTCTGGAACATCATCGCCCCACTTGTAGACCGCGCTTTGATTGATACCTAGCACTAAGGCAATGTTCTCGATGTTGTTGTAGTATGCTATTACCTGTTTTGTTTTCATAATCCACCTTTCGTATAGTTGATAAAACAATTATACACAACTACAATTATATTTCAACCCAAGTTGACAAGTAATTTTAAGGGTGCTAAGCTTGGGTTGTGAGATAAATTAAAGGACTTGAAATGTTCAGCTTATTTGTAGACTTAGTTTTAATCGTTGGTGCGGCATTTTTCTTTTACACGATTGGAGGCGAAGTCATGAATGGTAATTTATTAGAGAAATACAATATAAAAGAGGATGAGTAATCATGTTAACAGCACTAATCACACTAGCATGTGCCCAGGTATTTTTAATACTAGCAGGAATATACCTATACATCAGTCGTCGAAATCTGTCGGAGTATGTCAACGAAAAGGTTTACGAAACTGATCGGGCTAATAAAAAAGCGCGGTTAAGTGAGGATAAATTGCACAGAGTTACAAACAAAATAAAAATAGCGATTGAGGGATATTGATGGATACAGAAGAGTTTTTGAAAGGACAAAAAGATTGTAAGGAAGGGAATCAGCCGATGGATAACCCGAGTGAGGATTATTTGAGAGGTTATTCGGCACAGTATCAGCAAGAACAAAACATGGAGTACGCGACTCGTGAACATAGATGATTTACAAAGACCTCTAAAAGTTGATGAAATTGAGTTTAGAGTTCAGTCAATTAATAACGGCGGGTATGCGACTATCTTGGCGTATAAAGACGCGCGAACCGATATAAATAGATTGAATAGCGTATGTGGTCGGTTAGGGTGGAAGCGCGAACACTCTAGGGATAATCAAAACTGCACTGTTAGTGTTTACGATGCTGACCATGGGCATTGGGTGGGCAAAGAAGATACGGGCACAGAAAGCAATACAGAAGCAAAAAAAGGGCTAGCCAGCGACAGTTTTAAGCGTGCTTGTTTTAATTGGGGTATTGGGATTGAACTTTACGATTTCCCTGTTATTAGTATTAAATTGTTAGGTGATAAAAATAAACCTGACAAATGGAATGATGAAATAGATTACACGGCAAAACCAAAGCCGAAAGCTACTTGGAATTTAAAAATTAAGGAATGGGCATGGTATTTGGATAGCGATGAAAGCGGAAGAGTTAAAAGGTTAAGGGCGAGAGATAATAACGGACAGCCAAGATTTGATTATAAAATTTTAATAACGGAGAAAACAAAATGATATGTTTTATAGATATTGAGACAATAAAATCAACACGAACAGATTTAACCGAACATTTTAATAAGACAATTAAGCCGCCAGGGAATATTAAGAAGAAGGAATCTATTGACGCTTGGTGGAAAGATAAGTCAGGAATAGCAGTAAAAGAGAGTCTTGATAAAACATCTTTAAGTGGTGACTTTGGGGAAATTATATCAATCTCTTATGCCTTGAATGATGGGGCTGTTAATAACGTTTTTAGGTACCAAGGAGAGTCTGAAAGTATCTTCCTAAACGGGTTTGCTATGGGTTTAAGTAAAGATTTAGGACAAAGAAAAATAGATCAATGGGTTGGGCATAATGTAGCGGCTTTCGATCTGCCTTTTATTTATAAACGATGCATTATTAACGGTGTAACTTTGCCTGATGGTTTGCCTGTAAATCCTAACCCTTGGGATAAAAAAGTTTTTGATACGATGTTCGAATGGGCTGGACGAGGTAATCGAATAAGTCAGGACAATTTATGCTTTATTTTGGGTATAGAGCAAAAACCTAGCGATATAAGCGGGGCAAACGTTGGTCAACATTATATAGATGGTAACTTTGAAAAGATTATTAACTATAATAATTATGATGTTGAAACGATTAGAAGAATTTATAACCGGATGAATTTTAATAATGAAGTCGTACCGGCGATAGATGTGGCAGAAAGCTAAATGAAAGATTTTCACCTTAACAAATTCACGCTTAATAATTTGATTAATGAATTAAGTGTTGAACTCGAAGAGAGTCCGAATTTAATTATAACTACGCAAAACGAGGCGATTGGGAAATGGACAATGACTAGGTTATGGCGTAGCTGGATGAGTAGTACGGCAAGCTTTATGTATGAAAGTGGTGTAATGATGCCTTTAATGGTTATGAAAGATGGCAGTAATTACGGGTCAAGGCCATTCGATCAAAACGATGCTCATGAGTTGTTCACAGCACAGCACCTTGGAGTTGATAAAGAAGGTAGGCGATTGAGCTGGTCAAAGTCAGGGCGGGAAGGGCTAAGGCCAGCAACGAAAGGCGAGCGGTTTTTTGCTATGCAGAAACATGAGGAATTTGCGGCGAACAGGGGGATAATATTGCTACAACCTAAAGATTCCGAGTATAGAAAATTAACAGATGAGCAGAATAGTTAAAATAACGTTTGCTTGTATGCAGGAAAACGATCAATGGGCGTTAGTAGTAACTGCTTGAGGGGGAATACTAGTAAAATCTCGCTGGAGTATGTGCTGTCACTTACCAAGTTAGCGGTTTGATCTCCGTTAGAAGTGCGCCCACCATTTTTAAAAGGAAACTGAATGTTAAGTGTGTCGAAAAATTGGAATAACTGAAATTATATAGTCGATTATTAAATGAGGAATAGCTATGGAAAAGTGGAGCCAAACAAAAACAACTCCTGACGATGATCGATTTGTAATGTTAACTCTTGCAGATGGCACTAAAAAGAAAGCCCAATGGCATGAAAATATATATAATATTTTTAGAACTGGTAAACAATGGGTTGATGAGAATGGGAAATTTTTACTGTAAATCACCAAGTGAGGTTGCGACGCTTGTCATCGAAGGCAGACGATCGTGGATTGAGATAAGAAGCGAGATAGAGTACGCCGAATACACTAAGCAAATGGCTATCATTTTATTGAAAGGTAACTGAATATGAAAATTGATGAATTAGTCAGAAGGATTTTAGATGTGCGCCGTGAGTATGGGGATATTGATGTAGTTATTGGTGACGCAAATGAAGATTTTAAAGCCCAAATAGAAGTTCATGCACTTGAGGTTATGCCGCTAGATGATGACTGTAGCCTAGTTATATATTTTGATAATGACGAAAATCAGTGACACATAACGTTGCAAATCACGCGCAACGCTTTTTGTTGTCGCTGTGTATTTGGCTTGTTATATAGACGTGAATTTATTTTCGGATATTTGCATTAAGCCACTTGTATACTACTTAAAGTAGTATATACTCTTTATATGGACTGAGGAAATAACTCCAAAGCCAGAAAGGAGGCAGAGACATGAAAGCATTAAAAATTGATACTATTCAGTATGATGGTCAAGAAGATGGTACGGACACCGTTGTTATTGAGCTTGATAGCGGGGATATCTGTGAAGTGCAACGACTGAACGGGTGTTTTAATCAGCAATATGATTGTCAGTTAAGTAAAAACGGAGAAATGAACCCAACATTCGACGAAGTTTCAGAGTTTGTAGTTAAGATAGCGAATGAGGCTGAGTAGTGGCCGCACAAGCTAACAAAGCAAAACAAGTGCGTGAGGCGCTGGGCCTCACGCCCACTGAGGCAGGTAAGCTACTTTTCGATTTCGAGGGAAAGAAAGCTTACGATATGTGGAGTCGCTGGGAGCGAACAGGAAAATGGGATGCGTCAACAGACAACTATTTTACTTTTATCTCGATGCTATTTTTATTTAAAGAATGGAAAACAGCAGGTGCAAGTAAAGCGTTTGATTTGATCTTAAAGCAGCTTGCAGAAGAGCGGAAAAACGAGTCTGTATAACACTAAGTAGATATCAAAGTGAAACATTTTAACACGTCGATTTGACGTAATTTTGCATAAAGGAATTAACATACTAATGGTAGGATTAAAATTAAGAGAATCGATGAGTAATTTTGATGTTGGGGATGTTGTAGAGGCTGTTATCGAAGGTTCTCGCTGGAATGGAAATACTTGCACAGTTAGAGAAGTACTAGTAAGTGATTCCACTCGTTATAAGTGTATCGACCATGAGCTTGACATTTATGTCATTTTAGTCGACGAGCAAATGAAGTTAGTCCCTAAATGCCCCGATTGCGGTGATATAAACTGTGTAAACGACGACTGGCGTGACGATAGCGGCGAACATGAGTTTGAGGGTAAGGAGTGTAAGAACGAGGATTGTGGCCATGTATGGGATGTTAAGCGGGTGATGTCTAAAGCTGTTGTTGATGCGATTAGCGGTAAAACGGAGAAATCAAAGTAATGGCTAAAAAGAAACCATACAAAGAAATACTTGAACATTGGGAAAATGTCGCGTCCATTGGGTGTCTGGTGAGTTCTAGTGATGATGCCGAAATTCATCATTGTAAAAGCGGCAGCTTGAGCAAATTAGGAATACATACAAGCTTAAGTAAGAAAAATAGCGATTGGCTCGTTATACCACTATCAGTAGAGTGGCATCGAGGTAAGCATGGCATTCACACTATTGGGGTTGAAACGTGGGAATTAAAATTCGACCCTCAAATAAAATTATTGCAGGTTATATGCATAATGCTTGATGTTAACGTTTTTGAAAAAGCGGGATATGAGTTAATTGGTGGGCGATATGAAAAGCTATGATATAACGCCGGTTCCGAAGCCTAGAATGACACTGGGGGATAAGTGGAAAAAACGACCAATTGTTTTACGGTATTGGGCGTTTTGCGAGGAAGTTAGAATAAATAATATACAGGTTAACACTGGTGATCATGTTACATTTCAAATTAAAATGCCTAAAAGTTGGTCAAAAAAGAAAAAAGAGTCCATGGACATGCAACCTCATGAACAAACTCCGGACGTGGACAATTTGACAAAAGCCCTTCTTGACGCTATTTACAAAAATGATAGCCATATAAGTGACTTAAGAATAACTAAAATATGGTCGCGTAATGACCGAATTACTATATGCAGTATGAATTTTGGCCATATGGAGTCCTAAAGATGTCATTGAGAGATATTTATAGCAATCAATTAGTTGACTTTACTTGTAAGTGCTGCGGAAAGCGTAACATTTTACATGTATATTATAATACTGCGGCATATGGGTCTTCTGGATATGGTTGCCCACAATGCAAAGGACTAAAACCAGATGAACAAAAAGAGGATTCAAAAATGAGCGGAAAACGATACACGATTGTTATTACGGAAGAAGTTGAAAATAAAATACCTGTAGCGTCCCAGCCAGCTAGAATGCCCTCAGACATGACTAAAGAGGTTGAAGTATATCGACAAACAACTGAAAATATGGATTTAGTTAGCGTGATTAAAGCTATTAATGGTATTAAGCCATAACAATTTGCCGATTTATTGACAAAACAGCAATGCAGGCATAAAATATTAGTATAAATTATAAGCCTGCTTATAAACTACAACAAAAGGCCGTTCTAATTTGAGCGGTTTTTTTATGCCCAAGGAAAATTCCACATGTCAACAGTGAGCAATGTACGCTTAAATCCAGGTCACACAGATGGTAATATAGCAAATCAGACGCACGATGTACGCAACCAAGCAACTGATTATTTTGATATTCCGGTGGGCCAGTGGAGCGATACAGTCGATTTAACCAAAATCCCAAAAGCGATCAAGCTAAATTCTGCGGGGACTTACTACATTATGGCATTTGGTAGTGATACAGTTGAAATATGGGAAGCTGCAATACCTGAAATCATACCATTCCCGGTTAAGCGAATTGGCGAATCAACCAGCGGCGGACTAGACGGGAACATAAAAGGCCTGCTATGAACATTGGCATTGGGTTTGATCTCAGATATATCGGCCTTGGTAAGTCGTTAATAAGCTATTTATTCTCGCGCTTCAATAAAACGTCTATAATTCCGGCGGTAGGTTCACTGATTTCGTTCACGTCTGGCGGTGGATATTTTAAAAACTCAGACGGTTACTACCAACTTCTGCCAACAAACGTGCCTAAATTTACTGGTGCTCGTGTCGTTATAAATTTAGCACGATATACGGAAGATTTAAGTAATGCGGTTTGGGTTAAGACTAACTGTACCCCAAGTGGAACGACTTTAACAGCCGATGCAGCAAATGCAACTTGCCTACAGACATGGACAGGGGTAAATGACAAAGCTGTTTACCGTGTGGATATCCAGCGTGTAACCGGAACAGGTGACATTGATTTAACTGTTGACGGTGGTACTACTTGGACAACGATCACATTATCAGGCGTAGAAGAAACATTCAGCATTGCTCAAAGTGCAGTAACAAATTCAGCATTTGGAGTTCGTATAGTCACAAGCGGGGACGAGATTACTTTTGATAAGCATCAACTTCAGGATAAGATTTCTTATGTCACTGCTCAACAGGTTATTCCTGACGAGTATGTAAGTGTCGATGTTCTTTCAAGCCCGTATCACGGTGCAGTAGTTGACGGAGTTAAATTTTTCTCTACTGAAAATGGAAATACTGTTTCGGGTAATGTCGTAACTGAGGCGACAGGAGCTGCACTCAGCACGTTAGAGGGCTTGCTTATAGAGCCAACAATCACTAATAACATCACATACGCAAGGGATTTCAGCACTTGGGGAACTGTGTTATCACCAGTGTTGACACAAGATCAAAATGGCATAGACAACGCTGAAAACACAGCGACAACATTAGAGGATAATAACACAGCAGGGTATGAATATATTACACATTCGCTGGCTATAGCTAATGATAATGCGACACATTACAAGTCGATTTTTATTTTAAAAGATAGCGACATAAGCAGATACCCAGAAATACAATTAAGACTGTCAGGAGGAACAGAGCAATATATAGGTGTACAACTAAATACTGAAACTGGATCAACGAACGTAAGATTGAATGTGGGCACTGTTGACCATGTTGTGAAAGATGAGGGATTGTGGTGGTGGATGGGAGTTCAAGTAACTAATAACACTTCAGGTAATACTACTGCCGAATTTAAAGTTTACCCTGCTGTAACAGCAGCACTTGGAACTACTCAAGTGTCAGCAACAGGGTCGATTGTGATTGACTGCGCACAAGACGGGGAATTATTTCCGACACCAATCTTGACTTCAGGCGCTGCATTATCAATGATTAAGTCCGATCTAAGAGATTCTTACCCTGCTGGAGTTGTAAATAATATTAAGCTATCAGCTACTTTTAAACCTATTCGCACAGATTATTCAGCGGTTATTTGTATTGTTTGCTTATACACAAATTCGACAAATTATCTTGCAATATTACATGACGGAACAAAATTTATAGTGCGTAAACGGGTTAGTACAATATACGACGCAACGTACACATTAGCCCTTGATTACGACGCAGAATACGTTATCGAAGGTACTTATCATGATGTTGACGGAATAGGAATAACAGTAAATTCAGCGGCAGGAACAGGGCACGCTAACACCATTGATTTTACAGAGCCGACAAGAATCCAAACTGGATCATTGAATGGGGTAGGTAATTTTGTTAGTGGCCATGTGTACTCAGTTGGGATTGCAACATTATGAAAATTAATATAATTTGTGAAGTTAACGCAGCTTTGTTTGATCTTGTGCATAACAGAGATGCAAGCTTACATTCAAAAGTACTAGCAAACTTGGCTCAATCGTTACAGCCTGAAGGTGTTGAGTTAGCATCTTACTCAAAAGAAGTCTCTAGTAAAAAATTAATCTGTTTTTTCGGTGAAGAAGATTTAACGATTGAAGCTGTAACTCAATTAGATGCTGATTTTCCACCTCCTACTTTTATTGAGCTGGCAGCGTTTTGGGAGAATGGCTATCAATACACAACCGGGCTAGGTTTAGACATAAAGTATCCTATCGATATGACTGGTGAAGTGCCTGAAATGTTTAAGTATGCGTATGACGTTCCCCTGACATTTGATACTGATGGGTTCCCGCTAACATGGCAATCGTACAGCGATTATTTTTTATCTTTAACTCCAGGGCAGCGGCTTACAAAAGACCCATTTTGGCGAACTACTGATTTCAGTAAACGAATTTATGTTTGAATAATCTAGGAAATAAACAATGAGCATGATATGGGAAGATAATTTCAAAAATGCATGTATCGACGGCGGGACAGCGTTGTTAGATGCTGGTGGGTACATAGAGGCCCAAACTTCAGGTGATGTTGAGGTAGCGACGTACACACTAAGTGCAACAGCTTTTGCGGATGCTGTGGCAGGGTCAGCTTTAGCAAACGCAATCGGATCAGATACGGGTGCGACTGGTGGAGTGATAGCTAAATGTAAGCTATACACAGTTGGGGCGGCATTGGTTGGCACTGGCACGGCGACGATAACCGGCGGTGGTGGTGATTTCACGTTCGATACGTTGACGGTTGCGGCTAGTGGTATTGCAAACTTAACATCAGTGACGATCCCGTTCCCATGAGATTAATCACACTACTAGTCACCCTCTCTCTATTTTCATTCGGCGCTAATGCTGCGACTTACTACGTTAAAAATGGCGGGAGTAATGCCGCTGACGGGTTAACGGATGCGACTGCGTGGGAGACAATAGGTAAAGTCAACGGGTTTACATTTGCCGCTGGTGACGATATTTATTTTAAAGCCGGTGATAGCTGGGCTCTAGAAAAGTTAACGATTGATCATGATGGAGTAAGCACTGCTAATCCTTCGATTTATGGGGCTTATAACACGGACAGTGGAAGTGAAGTAATAGGGGTTGGGGTTGGAGTTGGACTTAAGCCCATAATCGCTGGCGGGTATGTTTCAACTCTGTCAATCGGCACAGTTCCGTCGAGCATATATTCCGGACTGATAAAAATATCAGGTAGTTACATTACAGTAGAGAATTTACATATAAAAGATTCAAGCGGGTATGGGATCGTTGTAGATTCAGCAGGCAGTGAAACCGATATTATTATTGATAGCAATACAATAGATCACGTCGTTGGTGGCTGGGTTTTATCCGGTAATACATCAACCAGGATACAGACAAGCAATAACACAATGACAGAGGGGGCGTGGGCAATTGTTGACGGGATTAGCCCGTATGGATCACACCCTGGCGGTATATCATATTCAAACACTACTAAAGGCCTTATTGAAAATAACGATTTGACATCTTGTGAGTGTGAGGGTATCGCACTATGGAACGCTTCAGACAATAATACTGTACGTGGTAATGTTATTAAAAATCCGCGATATCTTGGTGTTTATATAGATGATTCTAGCGAAAATGTAATTGAAGGGAACATTGTTGTCGGTGTCGGGGACGGGACAGTCGCAAGAACAAAAAAAGCGTTTGGCTCGTCAATCGAGGGTCGTGCTACAAATACAAGTAACATCGGTAATATTTTTAGAAATAATCTAGGTGTTAATACTGACAGATGTTTTTACACGAACGTAGAATTAGAAGCTAGAAATTTAGGGTTATACATAGCTGATAAGTTTGTCTATAACACATGCGTAGGCAATGATACTACGATAGAGCTTGGTAATGCCGCCGCACAATATGGCGCAACGATGGAAATTGCTAACAATATTTTCTGGGAAACATCTACCGGAGCTGCAGGATGTATATCTCCAACATCCGTTAATATAACAATGCACCACAACTCATGGTATGCAAACCCAACTGACGCAGATTGCGACGGGACAGGGGATGTTTACGGTGATCCAACGCTATCAACAGCAACAAGCTTTTTACTGTATACATCATTAAATATGCCAACGTTTGAAGATGTCAGGTTGGCAACTGGCAGCGCTGCATTAGCCGCTGGCGATCCAATGATTACAACCCCAACGTACATGACTACAATTAATTATCCGCTTTATAATAACTTTGAAACCCCTTGTTCTTATACAGCAAATTGGTTAGAAAAAGCTGACGAGGATTTTGAATGTACTGATAGAGATGATACTTCACCTGATATTGGTGCTGTTGAGAACGTGGCAGGTGCAGCAGGCGCGGATATTACAACTCCGTTTTACATGAACGTTGGCACAACTGGCGAGATAACTCCAGTTTCTACGACGTGGATTGCTTATAACGCTGCATATTTTACTTACACATGCGCGGAATATAGCGACGACGGAACAGTGACAACACCAATCTTAGGAACATCAGAAGATGAATTATATCAGGCATGGTATGGGTGCAACGGGACAATAACTATAAAGCTCCCGATTGCGAATGGTACGTGGGATTTGAAATTGTACTTTACAGAAGAGTACTGGATAAATGTTTTAGAGTGTGGCGGCAGGCGTTTTGATATTTCGGTCGAAAACATATCAGAAGAAAATGAATATAATAATTGTCCAACGGGGGTTGGCAATACTGCAAATATTTATACTAAGTCATCTATCGTTATTGATGATGCTGTTGATGATGGATTTTTAACGATCACTCTAAGTAAAGGAACGACCGGATCACTTGACAATAAGCCAGAATTGATGGGTATCTCAGTTGTTGCGGCAGTGCCTTTGACGCCTGGAACGCTAAGTGTTGGCGACACGTCACCGACGGTTAACAATATTTTAAACCAATACTCGTCACCTACGACGATAAACCCAGCAACGTATGCGATTGCAAGTACAACAACGTTGGCCGGTGTTATCTCAATCTCAGGTACTCCAACAAATAGTCTGACCTGCGGAACATTTGCAGTAAGTGAAGACAATATAAATATCTTGTATACCCCAGCGAATGCCAATGCCAATGAGGCTGGGTGCGGCTCTCTCGGAATTACGCTAACTGACGGTGAAGATTCGCAAGCGATCACTTTAAACATTGGGACGATTGTTAAAAAGCCATTTGTCAATGTTTACATGCTAGGGCGTGGCTGGCCGTTTGCATCAACGACGGGCTGGGAGTGTAAAGTCTATGATTCAATTACTTCGATTCTCGGTACACCAATTTATACATCTTCAAACGAATCAACAGATTCGGATGGCAAAATAACTTTAGACGTTGAGGGTATGGTAGGCGTAACTTGTGACAATACAAATGCTGGATTGTGTGTCACGGCTGAATGTTATAATCAGGGGCCGGTAACAGCAAACAGCATCCCGTATAAAATGCAATACAGACGATTTACACCAGTTGTGCACTAAATGACTGCGGTAATAGAGGACTATACGACAGCAGCGGCGTTAACGTCAGCTAGCGATATTTCTATTGCATATCCGGCTGGTATTGTTGCTGGTGAGAAATTGCTAGTCGTTGTTATTAATGAAGCTAAAAGCAACGCAAATACCCAATGGGATGACTCGACATTAAAGCCCGCTGGTTTTGATTTTATTAATGAGTCTGGTGATATAACGTGCGATTGTCATGTTGGGGCATTTGAGAAAATAGCGGCAGGAACCGAAACTGGTAATTTTACAATACCATCACAGATATCAACAACCGAAGACACGTGTGCGTGGTGTTATAGGTTGTCCAGTGCCGGTGATGTTAATGTTATCGGGGCTGATACAAATAGCGCTCTAAATGTGACGTCATTGGCAATTGCAGGCGTCAATACGACAGTTGACGATTGTTTGGTTTTTGCTGTTCATGCTTACGATGGTGGGGATGGCCCAACATTTACGACAAGCGGTACAGGATGGACTAAACACAGCGAAGTAACGTCAGACGGTGCAGATACATTAAACGGGTCTAGTGGGTGTGTATCAACTAAAGTACAGGCAACATTAGGCGCAACAGACGATTGTACGATAAGTTCTGGCACGTCTGACGGTATGACAGGGTTCATGTTTGCGATTGAACCTGGTGAGTCAAACGGAGTCGGCGTATTAACAATACCTGCGCTAACACTATCAGCGCAAGGAACGAATGAGGTTGCCGAAAATTGGGGCGTCGGAACTTTAGTTATTCCAGCATTGACGTTGACAGCGGCAGGGACAAATCCTAGTACAGGCGTTGGGGTATTGGCTATTCCTAATCTTACATTGAGTGGCGTAGGAGTTAATATTCCAGTGTGGGAGATTCAGCAAATCGCAGATGGGGCATGGTCAGAAGAGGCAATATCAACCGAAGTATGGACGGAACAGTAATGGAAAAATATAAACCAGAGTATGTTGAGCAAGTGTATAAACTTTGCTTACTTGGCGCGATCGACACAGAGCTAGCGGATTTTTTCGGTGTTTGTGAAAGCTCGCTAAATGTTTGGAAAAACAAATACCCTGAATTTTACGAATCAATGAAGAAAGGTAAATTAATTGCCGATGCACAGGTTGCTGGAAAGTTATTTGAAAGGGCTAACGGTTATAATTACGACGAAGTTCAGGTAAAAGGCGCAAAATTAACAGATGACGATAGTGAGGAAGAGGCTGTAATTGAAGAGCAGATTACGACGACAACAAAGCACATTGCCCCCGACGTAACGGCCATAAGATATTGGCTTAATAATCGTACAAAAGGCAAGTGGAAGGATAGAAACGAGCAAAAAATAACTATCGATCTTTCTGGTAAAACTGATGCAGAGTTAGAGGCGATCATTGCAAGCTCTAAGTAGGGAGCAATTAGAAATCAAAGCGGCGGCGGCTATTGAGCTAAAGCGTCGAAGAACTGAAATTAAAACAGTTTTTGGAATAGTCAGTCCCGAAAATGGACTTTTGCGGTCAATACAAAAAACAGATAACGTTTGGCATGAAGTAGATTTAGAGCCAAACATTTACATTGCCGAAAAGTTAGAGCGAGTAGTTAAGACAAAGAAAAGGTTTGTGGTGTTGATTGGTGGTCGAGGTAGCACAAAGTCCGTGGCTGGCGTTGATTTGGCTATTGCAGATGCTAAGGATTACGGTAGTAGAACGTATTTTTTACGTGAGTATCAATCGAGTATTAAAAACTCTGTCCATTCGTTGGTGAAAAGTGAGATTAATAGATTCGGTTACGGTAATTTCGAGACACAGCAACAATCGATTAACTACAAGGAAGAGTCAGTATTTGAATTTGCAGGTATATCGAGAAATATTGACTCAATAAAATCGACCCATGGATTCAAGCGGTTTGAGATAGAAGAGGCTCAATTCATCTCACAAGCATCATTGAACGTTTTAACGCCATCGCTAAGGAAAGACCCGGTAAACGGGTTACCGTTAAAGTTTAAAGACAGTCCGGTACTTGAGGACATTGAGACACACCCGGATAAAGACGACGTTTCCATGGTGTTTATTGCCAATCCTGGTAGCAGTGCTGATCCATTTAGCCAGAGATTTATTGAGCCGTACAAAGAGCACATAGATAAAGACGGGTTCTACGAAGACAATCTTCATCTCATAGTTAAAATTAATTATTCCGACAATCCATGGTTCGAAGACTCAGGGCTAGAAAGTGAAAGGGTGTGGGATTATGCAAACATGGACAGAGCGTACTATAATCATAAGTGGTTAGGTGAATATAACGATGAGGTTGATAGTGCTATCATAAAAGCTGAATGGTTTGACGCATGCATTGATGCTCATAAATTAGAGCGATTAGCTAAGGCATTTAAACCGTACGGCGCAATTATAGCTGCACATGACCCTAGTGGCGAGGGCAAAGATAGTAAAGGCTTAGCAATTAGACACGGCTCAATAATCACAAAGGTTGCTCAGAAAACAGATGGCGAGATAGACGATGGCTGCGATTGGGCGACTGGAGAGGCTCAAAAGGCCGGTGCTGATTGGTTCGTTTGGGATGGTGACGGAATGGGTGCAGGGTTAAAACGGCAGATATCAGACGCTTTCGAAGGAACTCATGTAAATTATCACATGTTTAGAGGATCGCTTTCAGGTAGTGGTCAGGATAACGCAGACGAAACATACCAGCCTTGCGATGACGACAAGAATACTAAACCAAAAACATACGCGGAAACTTTCTTTAATAACCGAGCACAATATTACACAGACTTATCGGATAGGTGTTATAAAACGTACAAATGCGTAGTGAAAGGTGAGTATGTCGACCCGAGTGAAATGATAAGCTTTGATTCTGATGGTATCGATAGTATCTCGGCTTTACGTTCAGAGATATGTAGAATACCACTTAAGCCTAACTCCAGAGGGTTAGTGCAGTTATTAAACAAACTGGACATGATGAAATTGGGTATAATATCACCGAACAGAAGCGACAGTATAATGATGGCATTATTTAAACCCGCTGTTAAAAGAAAGCGATCAACTAAAAAGTTAAAGCGAAAGTATATTAAATGAAAATGACCGATGACGATGTAATAAAAGTCTTGAGAAATCATCGAAAGGATTCTTTCGGCGCTAACGATAAGCAGTTGACGAGAGATCGAGCGGAGGCTATGGATAGATACCACGGCCGACCTTATGGCGACGAGGAAGAAGGCTTTTCGCAGTTCGTGACAAAAGACCTTGCTGAAAATGTCGATTGGGCTATGCCCACAATAATGAGGCCATTCATCCAGTCCGGTACTTTGGCAGAATTTAAGCCGGACAGCGAAGACGACGAAGAACAAGTCCAAGTAGAGTCGGATTACACAAATTACGTCATAATGGAAGATAACGACGGATTTATCTCGCTTCATGATGTAGTTAAAGACGCATTAATCTTAAGAAATGGTTATTTCAATCATGAGTTTGAAGAGCTCGACGAGGTATATATTCGAGAGTGGTCGAATTTAAGTGATATGGAGCTATCTTTAATAAAGGATAAGTTTGAAAATGACTCGACCACTTTTGAAATAATTGAAACAGAAGAAGAAAGCGAAGATAGTGGTCAATATAAAAAAGTAGCTGCAAAAATAACAACAAAAGTCAGACGTATAAATGTAGAAGCTGTGCCACCTGAAGAGCTAAAGATATCAAATAATTGCCGCGGGTCTCTTCAAAAGTCCGATTATGTCGGACATGAGCCGCGTAAAACAAGATCAGACCTAATCGAAATGGGTATTGATAAGGAATGGCTTGATAAGATTAGCGGCACAAACAACGACAGTCAAAGCCAGTATAATGACAATACTGAGTCCGACGCAAGGGACAAGGCAACAGACGAAACAGACGAAACAACAATTGATATAGATAAGTCAATGCAATATATGTCCTATTCGGTCGAATATGTAAGAATGGACTTTGATGATGATGGTATCGCAGAGTTGCGCAGAATAGTCACTGTTTCTGATCAAATCCCCACAGGTAAAGAGTGGAACAGAATAGTCGATTCGATCCCTTTTACGGGCGTTTCACCTAAGCGAATGCCACATCGACACATTGGGGAAAGTTTCCAGGATGATCTATCGGATTTAGCAGAGCAGCACACGACATTAGTTAGGCAGCTATTCGATAACACGTATAAAACAACAAACAATCAGTGGGCGTTTAATGACCGAGTAGACGAAGCCGAATTTTTAGACCAAGGGCCATCGGCCGCATTTAGAGTTGAAGGAAAAGAGCCTGTAAACGGTTCAATCGAGGCTATTCGTCACGACTCTATAGCTCAGCATTTGTTGCCGGTGATTAGCTATGTCGAAGAGAAGAAGAAAAAGCGAACAGGAGTCAACGAGGGTGATCTAGACCCTAATGTACTGATGCAGGCAACTAAGGGTGCTTTCATGGAAGACTTGAGCCGCAAGTCTCAAAAGATGGAAATGACCACGCGAATGATTGCTGAGAGCGTCAAAGAGTTGGTAATCAATGTCCATGCTCTCATTGTTAAGCATCAGTTAAAAGCGGATAGCGTAAAGCTTGGCGGGAACTTTACCAGTATCGACCCATCGGAGTGGAGTCCTCGTAAAAAAGTCGTTGTAAAAGTTGGGTTAGGAACCGGCAATAGCGAAGAGAGAATAAGAAATCTAACGCTTCTCAAAGGGTTGCAAGAAGAACTTAAAGAGCGTGGACTAGTTACAGACGAAGAAGCCTATAAGTTATACGTTGATATTGCAAAAGAATTAGGCGAAACAAACCCTGAAAAATACGCGGTTACACCTGATCCTCAGAATCCGAAATACGCACAGATAAAGCAACAACAGAAAGCAGCTCAAGCTCAAGGCCAGCAAAACCCACTTGCTGAAGCTGAAGCTATAAAAGGGAAGTTTTCAATTCAGAAAGAACAAATGAGCAATCAGTATAAAGGTCAGATTGAGCAGCTCAGAGAATCAAATAAAAACACTATAGAGCAATTAAGAGAGGCAAATAAGGCTAATGCCTCACAAAATAGACTACAATTTGAGATGATGCTACAGAATCAAAAGGCTGAGTTTAATCGTGAACTATTATTTATTAAAGAGCAGTTCAAATTAGCACAAAACCATGATCAAATAATGTCCGATGAAACTAAAAAAGCGGCTGAATTAGAAAAAGATTACGCTGTGGAGGGTATGAAAGTTGATTTAGGTCAGCCAGGTATAGGAGCAGGTTTACAAGATGAGCGATAATACGGACTTATTGAAAAAGAAAGATTATAGAGAAGCCGAAAGCCTTCTTAAAAACAACTTCTTTCAGGTTAATATTCGAGCGGCAATGCGTCAAATATTAGACAATCGTATGATAGAGTGCGATACTTCACTTAGCCCCGAAATAGCTGTTGACATTATCAGGTATAGACAATTGTTAAACGAAATGGAAACAATCATAGATAAAGTCATCAAAGATGGTCGAGCAATTGAAGCCCGGGATATGAAAGCTATTCAAGCTAAAGTGGAAAAAGACAAGAAAAATGAGCGTGAACCTCAAATTATGAGATAACAGAATTTAAAGAATACTAGGAGCGCTTAAGGCTTCTCTTATACCGTCGCGAGACGATTACTCCCATAATGTCGTGAGACATAATAGAAGGATTACTATTAATATGAATGAAGAAGTGACGGAACCTACCCTCGAAGAGGATGCAAGTAGTCAATTTTATGGTGAATCGGAAACGGTTCTTAATGAGTCGGAAACGACAGAAACTGAGTTGCAAAATACTCAAGAGTCGGAAGCGGCTCAAACTGAAGAGGATAATGGCGAAAGCTCAGAATCTGAACCCAGCGATGCTAGTAAAGATCAAGACCAGCCCAATATAGAACTGTCATCAATTGCCCTTGCGTTAGGGCTTGACGAAAGCGACTTAGACATCGATGAAGATGGTTTAGTCGTGTATAAATCAAAAATTGACGGCCAGGAAAGTACGGCCAAGGCTCGTGATACTTTAGCTACCTACCAAAAGCAAGGACACCTCGACAATAAACTTCGTGATGCAAATGTTCGCGAAGAAAACTTGAAAGCGCAAGAGACTAACTTACAGGCGCAAGCTCAACAGCGTTTCCAACAATCTGAAGATTTAAACAACATAGCTCTACGGGAGTTATACGCAGAATCTAATCAGATTGATTGGCAGATGTTAAGAGATAGCGATCCTGGAGAATTTGCGGCAAAACAGCAGGATTATAAATCGAGAGAGGCAAGTATTAAGCAGGCTCTCGGATATACAGCAAGGCAGAGGCAGGAAACCGAAGAGGCTAACCGACAAGGTGAGGTCGAAAAAGCGGTTTCTCTAATGCCTGGCTGGAATGATCCTGATGTTGCAAAGAAAGAAGCTTCAGAGCTTGAGTCGTACCTTTCAGAAAACAAAATGAATCCGATTTTAAGTAATTATGCGGACACTTACGTTTTACTGAAAAAGGCCAAAGCTTATGATGCTTTAACCGAAAGCAAGCCGGAAATCAAAAAGTTAGTTAATAGGGCGCCAAAGGTCGGCAGGAAGCGCGCACAAGCAAAACCTGCTGAAACTCCAAAGTCGGATGCAGACTATTTTTATTAAGGTGTAAAATATTATGGCTACAATAGGTGGTGGTGTAAAAACGCTAGCAGACTGGGCGAAAGAACGAGACCCTAAGGGGAAGATGGGTAAAACCGTCGAGTTACTTTCACAGACTAATGAAATACTTGAAGATGCTCTTTATAAAGAAGGGAATCAATCTAACGGTGAGTTGGTAAACATCCGAACGGGATTACCAACGGCTTACTGGCGCATGATGAATGCAGGTACGCCAAACAGTAAATCGACATCGGCTCAAATCACTGAAAATTGCGGTGGTTTAGTTGCTCGTTCACAGGTAGATACTGAAATCGCGGAAATTAACGGCGATGTTAAAAACTACCGAATGAATGAAGGTAAGGCGTTTCTTGAGGCAATGAATCAGGAAATGGGTAGCACAGAGTTTTACGGTGCTGCCTCTAATCCAGAGGAATTCGTGGGCTTTGCTAATCGATATTCAGCTACTACGGACGCTAACGGCCAAAACATTTTAAGTGCTGGTGGTGCTGGCTCTGATAACAGCTCAATGTGGCTGATCGGATGGGGCGAGAATACAATTCACAATATTTTCCCTAAGGGGTCAAAAGCTGGTCTTGAGCATATCGATCGAGGCATTCAAGAAGTAGAAGACGACAGTGGTAATAACTATATGGCTTATGTTGATTATTGGAAGTGGAAAACAGGCTTAGTAGTTAAAGATTGGAGATATGGCGTTCGTATTCCGAATATTGATATTTCTGATTTGGTTTCACTTTCAACTTCGCAAGCTACAACCGCTTCAACATTTTTGCCAAAATTGATGGCCAGGGCTATACATCGCTTACCATCACGTAGTGGGATTAAACCTGCTTTTTATGCAAATCGAACCGTATGTTCTCACTTAACCGTGATGGCAATGGAAAAAACCAGTTCTGTTTTAAGCATAGAAGACGGTTTAAACCAATTCGGCAAGGATATCAAAACTTTGAAATTCCTTGGAATTCCTGTTCGTACTGTTGACGCTTTGACTGAAGCTGAAGCGGTCGTATCTTAAGGAGAGTATAAAATGAGATTAGATGCAGAATTAAGATTTTCCGCTTCGCAAGCGGTAACGGCTGACGCGGTTGGTACAAACGTGATCGATTTATCTAATGATCGATCAATTGGCAACGGGACGCCTATGGCAGTTTTGTTTGTTGTTGAGGTTGCAGCAGATCAGACCACAGGTGATGAAGACTATACTTTTGACGTTGAGTACGCAACAAATGCGGCTCAAACAACCGGACGTCAACTAATGGGACGTAGGGTTTTTGAGTCTGGAACGCCTGGCGCACCCGCTCAGGATGCTGATTTGCTTGTAGCTGGGTTCAGCTTTGCTATTCCTTTGCCACCAACTAAGCTTTCAGAAAGTGAGCAGTATCTAGGTGTTCGTTATGACGTAACGGGGACTACACCAACAATCACTGTTTCGGCATTCTTAGTTGAGCAATGCGATATCGATGCAAGTGTATCTTTCGCAGATGGTTACGCAATAACATAAGGGGATACCATGAAGGTACGAGTTAAAGAAGTCCGCAAAGGCTTCTTTGGCTTTTATGGGAGCATTCGCCGATATCCAGGCGATGTGTTCTCTATAAAGTCAGAGAGTGATTTTTCTAAAATATGGATGGAAAAAGTTGAGGAAATAAAGCCTAAAGTTGAGCCGAAACCAAAGGCGAAATTAAGCTTGAAATCTAAAACTGAAGCGAAGGAGGGGGGCGAATAGCCCTCTTTTTCTATGGCAATAATAGCTAATTATTCAGACTTAAATACAGAGATAGCAAATTTTATAGATATTGGTTCTATGACAGCCGATATTCCGCTATTTATCCAATTGGCAGAGGGAGAAATCAAGTCCGATCTTGATTTGGTTGAAACTCAGGCGATTGCAACCGCTAACACGTCAATTACAAGTCAGATGCTATCATTGCCATTGTATTTTTCTAGTCCGGTAAGACTGCATATCAACGTAACCGATGCTAATGGGGCTATATCCAAGTACCCCGTTAAATTCACGACACCAGACGGGTTAAGTTCTCACTACTCATCAACAGCGCAGAGGCCGCGCTATGCTGCAGTAGTTGATGGGCAACTTCAGTTCAATTGCATTTCAGATGTAGTTTATGAGACTGAATTTTTATACAACAAATTAACGTCACTTGATGGCACCACGAATACCACTAACGAAATTTTTCCGATATTTTTAAATTGCTATTTGTATGGCGCTTTAAAACATGCGGCAATATTCTCTCAGGAAGACTCAGATATATACGAAAGGCAGTACGACATATTTATCGCGAAGATAAAGAAAAAGAATAAAAAGAAAAAATACCCCGGGCCATTGCGCGCCAATACTAGGTATAGCAAGTGAAAAATAAGCAGAAAAAACTAATCCCGTTTAATAGCTTCTCTAATGTCAAGACTGAAGATAATTCTGGTTTTTTGGAAACTGCTGAGAATGTTTATCATGACTTTTCGGGCTTTCAGGCGATTTATGGGTTAAGTGGTCAAGGCGTAATAGCTGACGCAACATTCTTGCTAGGCGCTTTCGACGCACATAGGGCAAACGGTTCTAATAGTAGATTGCATTTAATAGTAACAGGTGCTACGGCAGATTCTTATTATACTTTAGAATCAACAATGGTTGCAGGAAGTGGTAGTTTCTTATCTAGCACAAACGTAGACATGTGCCAATGGGGTCAAACTGTAATCGCAACGCAGGCATTAAACAACGTTAAACATTCATCAGTTGATAACGCTCAATACATTGACTTAGGCGGCTCACCCCCGCAATCAAAGACATGTTGCGTCGTGGATGATTTTGTTATTTTAGCTAATACATATGAAAGCAGTGTCTCGTATCCAGACAGAATATGGAACTCTGCTATAAACGATTCGGCAGGTTGGACGCCAGGCACGAACCTTTGTGATTATGATGATAATCCTGAGTTAGGAGATATTTATAAAGTAGTTGGTGGCGAGTATTGCACGATATTCGCTTCTAATGGAATCGCAGTTATGCAAAGGATAGGAGGTGAAGCAGGATGGCAGGTTGACATAAAGGTTTGGCACAAGGTATCTAGGCTGTTTATGTACGGTGTAGTGAAAGTTGATAATCTAATTTATTACGCAACTGAAGCGGGGTTTTATGTCTTCAACGGCGAGAGTTCTAAAAAATTAGGGGTAGGAAAATTAGAAGGGCCATATGGCGACATGGTAGACCACAATGTAACTGACGTAGATATATTTGGTGCCCATAATCCAATGAACAATACAATAATTTGGTCTGATATACAGAGTCCCAAACCACATTGGGTTTATAAAATTGATACCGATGAATTTACTACGATGGAAATACCTGATTCGGGCGACTATGCTGATCAAATATATTGGTGGCTTGTGCCAACTAAGGCCAGTATTAGCAACTTGCCAGCATCGATAAGTTTTATCTCTCGCAGTAATTCGTCACCGCAAGGTTTAAAAAAATGGTCTTTTGATGTTGCGTCGACTTTAACGCCAGATTTGCAAACAGGGTTTTACGAGTTAGCGCCTAATCAATGGGCTACTATTACAAGAATTGACACAATTGGTGAAGGGGTAACAAGTGAAGATATTGACATACTATCTTACGATGATACGAAAACGCTAATTGATACCATCACAGTCACCGAAACAGGTGGAAGCAAAATAAGACAAACTGGACGATATTTTAAATTCAGAGTACAAAGCGACTTCGATAGATTTTCAGGTTTAAAGGTTGAGTTTGTAGCAAGGGGTAGAAGATGATTAAACTGATAGGGGTTAAGCCAACGGTTGACAATATAAGAATTAAAATAAATCAGCTAATCAAGGCAAGCGTAAAAAATACAGGCTCATTAACTCTAACAGCAAATCAGACAACGACAACAATATCAGATCAAAATATTTATAGCGGCTCAAAAATTTACTTAACGCCGTTAACTTTAAACGCGGCAAACGAAACATGGTATATACTTGCGGCAAATATAACCGATGGTCAATTTATCATTACACACGCAAATGCAGTAAGTGCGGATCGTGATTTTAATTACATTTATTTAGACTAAACATTAACTACTGCTGTGATAGCAGAAGGGACGTAAATATGAGCCTTTGGGATAGTGCGAAAAGCGTAGGTAGCTCAATTGGTAACGCTGGGGTTAATTTGGCGACATTTGGCGCTTATAATCCTGGTAGCGGTAAAGGGTGGCTGGAAGACGAGATCCGCGACGCCGGAAATGCGGCGACAATTGGAATAACTGCAGGAGCTTACAACCCTGGAGGCGGTGAAGGCTGGGGCGAAAAAGGTGTAGTTGGCGGACTATTAAACCCAGAAGACCCGAGCTCAGCGGCTAATGATCAATATCTAAGGTATCGTGAAGAAATGTTGCAGGGCGCACAGGGAGCTTATAATAGCGGTGACAGCTTAAACCCTGAGTTTTCACAAGATACACAGGCTTATATTGATGGCATACGGCAGCGTGTGCAAGACGGTAGCCTAACGTTAGATCAGGCCGAAACGGAGCTTAACGGGCTTTACGGTCAAAGTAATCCAACTTCTTCATTTTACGAATCGGCTCAAAATGGTAATCAATTCGGCGCTGATCCTGCTAAAGATTTTTTCCAAAATTACAATTACTATAACCCTTCTTCTGGCACATTTGAAAACTTTGCAAATGGCACATTGGGTGGTGATGATCCATCTTCACCGTTTTACCAGTCTATGGGGCAAGGTCAGTTTGACGATCCATCAGGGCAGGGGTTTAGAGAACTATCAAATTCTAGAAATCCATCTATAGGTGGTTTTGATAAATTTGCTATTGGCGGGTACTCAGGCGAAAACCCAGCATACCAAGGTTATGATGACATAAGCGGTAGGGTTGGCGGCAATCCAATTGACGGATTAGCAAGTGACCAGATAAACCGTGGGAACCCTACTGATCAATTTGCTAACAAAGCGATGACGACGGATTTTAACAGCGCCAACCCATCGACTGATTTTTATAAAAATAGTAATTCTTTGTTGTCTGGAAATCGCGCTTTCGACCAACTCGGACGCACAGCTAGTGGCGAGTTTCTAAACAACAACCCTTATTTAGATGAGACATTTGATCGAGCATCAAGGAAATTAACAGACGCATATTCTAACGCCGTGGATAGTAAAAACTCTAATTTCTCAATGTCAGGAAGGTATGGCTCTGGAGCGCACCAAAAAGCATTGGAAAGACAAAACGAGGGTCTCGGTGATGCTTTAGGAGGTCTATCAAATGACATTTACGGCGGCAATTACCAGCAAGAGCGCGACCGTATGGTATCGTCGTTAAACCCGCTTGGTTCATTCTCTGACTCAGCAACAAATCGACTGATGATCGGAGCCGACAGACTTGGAGCCAATTACAACCAAAGTTTAGATCGGAATATGCAAGGCGCTAATTTAGCGAGCAATAACTTTCAAAACGATGTAAACAGCGATTACCAGGGTGTCGGAATTATTGGTGATCAATTCAATACTGACACAGGTACATTATCAAACGTCACACAAGGTAGAAGCAACCTATTTAATCAGGATCGTGATAGAGAAATGGCCGGGCTAGGCGCTCAATCTGATGTTTATAACTCTGATTTTAGCAACAGAAGCGGGGCGCTTTCTGGCATGTCTGGAGCTAATCAGAACAGCGTGAATAATCGAGCGATTGGCGCAAGTGGATTGTCAAATAACTACAACACTGGAATGGATCGAGTATTCGCAGGCGCTAACGCTAATTCTAATATTTTTGACGCTGGGCAGGGCTTTAATTTTAACGCTAATTCTCAAGCAAGTGATATTTTTAATCAAGGTGCTGACCGTCAATTTCGTGGCGCTGCTGGTGCTAGCAGCAATTACAATACTGATTTCAATAACTCACTCGGTGCGATTCAGCCAGCGTTTAATTTTGCCCAGAATGATTTTAACGAGTTAGGGCAATTGGGTCAGTCAGGCGGTATGACAGACGATCTAAATTATCGACAAGCAAATGAGCCATGGACAAACATAAACAACTATAATGCTGCAATTGGTGGGCAACCTAACCAGCAACAGCAAGGCGGCAACCCGCTATTAGGGGCTTTGGGCGGTGCGGCGGCTGGTTCTCAATTTGGGCCGTGGGGCGCGGCTGGTGGCGGTTTACTTGGATTCTTCGGGAGTAGATAAAATGGGCTTATTTGATCCGATGTTCGGCAAAAATCAATCTGCTATATCAGGGCTTGGAATGGGCTTACTTGCTAACTCTCAAGGTGGGCAAAGGCGAAATCTTGCTGAAGATATCATGTGGGGGATGAAGAACGGCCTTTCAATGCAGCAAGCAAAAGGCGAAGCCGAACGCAAGAAAAAACAGGATGCTATGCGCGAAAAAGAACACGGCATGAGCATGTTTAATCAAAATAACGCGATTAATCAGCAGCAAATACAGAATGATAGGAATACAAAAAAGGATGAATATCAGAGCCTTTTGCAGAATCGTGAGGGTGAAAAGTATCAAGCTGGCCAAAATTACGCGAATAGTTTTAACCCTGAGAGCAGCTTGTTTCAAACACCTGGAATAATGGCCGGTAAAAATGATCGTGAAATCGGTCTATTTAGACAGCAACAAGGCCTTAAATCTGGAATGAGTCCTAAAGAATTTGCGCCACCAAAACAAGCGGCTGATCCGACCTCTGTTAGAGAATTTCAGTTCGCTAAACAGCAGGGCTATAAGGGTGGGTATCAAGATTTCTTACAGTCCAAAAAAGGTAATGGCATGAGTATGACGCTACCTGATGGCACTACCATGCAAATGGGCGGGAAAAATCCAGCGTTAGCGCCACCTAAAAGCGTAAAGACCTCAATTTTTAAAGACATATTGGCAGGGCAACAATCTTTGGATTCAATGGCGCAAATAAAGTCCTTATATGAGCCTGAATTTTTAACATATTACGGGGCTGGCGAAGGTAAATTGGCTACATTTTTAAATAAAATGAACCCAGATATTAAGAGTAAGTTTCAAGCAAGGCGCGCAAAGTTCATATCGTCCACAAATCAGGAGTTTTTAAGGTTTCGAAAATGGGCGACTGGTGTAGCTGGCGGTGAGAAGGAAATGGCAGAAATAAAAAGAAGTATTTTCTCTGAAGATGATTCACCGCAAGATTTTGAAGCTAAACTTGAATTAAGAACCTCACTTACAAGACGTTTAAACGCAAGAGCAAAAGCGGCTACAGTTTCAGGAGTGGACAATGATAAAGCGTTTAAACTTTTCTTAAAAGAAAACCCGCTTGATTCTGTTCCATCAATTCAGAGCAGAGGTGATGAGCTAACGAAACAGGGCTATTCTGAAAGCCAAACTTTAGCGATATTGAAACAAGAGGGCTATATATAATGCCATCAATAGATTGGGAAGCTAAAGCAAGGGGGCTAACTTCTGAAAATGAGGATGACGCTAACTCGCCAGTAAATTGGGAAGCTAAAGCAAGAGGAATAGCCCAATCTACTCCAAATGTAGTTCAAAATTCAGCACCTGCAATTCCTAAAAGCGTAGACTTTTCAACCGGAGAAATGATAAGCAATATCCCTTCAAGTGCTGGAAAATTTGCTACTGATATGGCACAGCCGTTCATTCACCCAGTTGATACAGGTAAAGCGGTCGGGAATCTTGCGCTAGGTGCCTCAGAGAAGATAGAAAACACCTTTCTGGATTACTTGCCAGATAGCGTAAAAGACTTAGGTAATAAAGCTTCTCAGTCACTAAGGGATATCGGAATCCCAGTTAGAGAAAATCCTTATACATCAGGAAAGACCGGGGAGCATGAAAAATATGTAAACCAAGTTGGTAACTTTATAAAAGATAGATATGGAACGACAGACAGGTTTAAACAAACTGTAATGGATGACCCAGTAGGCGCCTTAGCAGATTTTGCAACCGTATTAACTGGCGGAGGTGCGGCAGCGGCAAAGCTCCCTGGAGTAGCTGGGAAAGCTGGTAAAGTCATGAAAACAGCGGGTATGACGGCTGAACCTATCAACCTGATAAGTGGTGGCGCCAAATATGCCGCGGCAAAAGCAATCCCAAATACAATGCCTGGCAGGTTGTACGAGAGTGCGGCTAAATTTTCAACCACTATGCCAAAATCGGAAAGGGCATTATTAGCAAATACAGCTCTGAACAATAAAATAATGCCGTCATCGTCAGGCGTCGATAGGTTAAACGGAGTTATGAGCGGCTTAAGCGCAAAGATAGATTCAATGGTTGACGGAGCTACGAAAGCAGGGGAAATGATCCCTAAAAAAGCACTGTTTGCTCATATGCAAGAGGCACGGAAAAAACTTGGCGGGGCAAAAATAGAAGGATCCAGGAATCTAAGCCAAATAGATAAGGTTGCTAAAAACCTAGACGAGCATCTTAAAAATATAAATAAAGATTATCTAACCCCTAACGAAGTTCACGCGCTCAAAAAAGACGCATACAAAGAAATAAACTTTGACAAAAAAACTTCACAGTCTCAAATAGGTCGGGACGAAGGAAGAAAGTCGGTAGCTAGAGCGGCAAAAGATTCAATTGAAAAAATAACAGACGTTAAAGATTTAAACAAAGAATTAGGCAAGCTTTTAAAGTTAAAAGACCCATTACAGCGAAGTGCTGGACGCATTGAGAATAGAGATATTATAGGTATTGGCGCGCCGATTAAAATAAGTGCTGGCACGGCTGCGGCTGGCCCTGCTGGAATGGCGGCAACAACCGCTTTGTCAATTTTAGAAATGCCAAAAGTAAAGGCAAAGCTTGGAATTAAAATAATGGAAATTCAAAAAGCTGGAAAGCTAAATTTGATTAATCACAATCTTTTGCCATCTTTAGTAAGATTAGGATTGTTGCAAGCCGGTAGACTTGAAGAACTACCACCTGGAGACATAGAGAGAGAATAGGTAATAAATAATAATACCTATACCGATAGCTGTTAAGTCCATTGAAATTTAACCTGATAAATAATGTAATTATAGAAAACAATAGCACACAAAAATAATAAAGCAACGCAATGTAGGAGGGATTTACAGTAAGTTTTAGAATAAGGGTTTATTATGCCAGGTAAGTATTCAGATTTATTGGCTCCATTTGTTGTTGCGTTGACTGCAATAAGCGGAATGTTTATCGCAATCTATAAAAATTTAGGATTAGCTAAGGAAGTTAGGGAGCAAACTGCTGATACTAAACAATTTAAAAAAGATATCGAGGTAACTGTGAGCGCTCAAAAAGCCGAAATAACTGATTTACGTGATTTTATCACGGCGGGACTTGATGATAGAGACGCAAAAAATGATCGTAAATTTCCTAGTATTGAACACACAGATGCGATGTTTAAAGAGGTTAAGAATGATCAACAGAACTGGAAATCACACGTAGATCAGCGCATGAGGCAGTTTGAGCTATCATCACAGACAAAGCATGTAGAAGTTATTGACAGTATTAAAGAGATTAACCAGGCAATTAAATCGATGAACGATGATGAAATGAACAGGCTTAGAGCGGAGAATGATCGATATCGGAGTAAAGAAAAATGAGGCTGTCATCAAAACAGATGCAGTTTACCAGCATGATAGCCAGATTGATATTACATGCCGAGCAACTTGGTTACGGCTTAACGTTTGGTGATGCGTTTAGACCTCAGAATGCCAAGTACGGAAAGAAAAATTCTTTACACAAAAAACGATTGGCGGTAGATTTTAACTTATTCAAAAATGGCGAGTACTTGACTAAAACTGACGATTACCTAATTTTAGGAGAATACTGGGAAAGCATAGGCGGCTCATGGGGCGGCAGATTTAACGATGGTAATCATTTTTCTTTAGAGCATGAGGGTGTGAGATGACTGAACCGACGAAAGCAGAAGAGATGATCAGTAAAACGGACAAGTTCAGGTTTTGCGTCCATAGCGGAATATTAGGCTGCACGACTCAGCTTGGCGGCGTAATGGCAAACGCTGACTTTCACAGTATAAACATTGATATTTTAATAGCGTCCACTGCAGTTGTATTTTTCATGCACTATTCAAAAGAAGCTAAGAATTTTATCGCGGCTAAGATGGAAAAAGACAAAGAAAAAAAACAGAAAAGCCACAATTAAGTGGCTTTACGTTACTATAAAATAGTATTTTTACCAAATATCATACATCTAGAGACAGTCGCTTGCCGAGTGTTTCGGAGTACGCGGACATATGACCCTCCTGCTCCTTAAGAAGTCTTTTTGATTCGATAGGAAGATGCTCAAATTTAACTCCGTCGATAAACAAAGATAGACGGCCAAGATTATCATCAAGTTCGCTCTTTTCATTTTTCACTCGTAATTTCCAGTCTTGCATTTTATCCACCTTATTTAATTTTAAATTTAGCCACGTGGCTCACCCAAAAGCCCCAATTAATGGGCTATCCGGAAATAAATGTATTATTAGTCAATGCTTTCACCAGCATTTAATCGCCTTGCAACTTCATTCGCGATAATAACTTGCTGTTCAAAAACAAATCCGCAGATCGGCCAATGACACGGCCCACCATTATGACTTATTAACAGCTTGTTTTCATCAAACCAACCGTAACTTCTTTGGCCATGCTCATTGTCAGCTCGCAAAACTGATATCTCCCAACTTCCCGAGTTGCATTGGCCTTTCACGCTAGCTATCCATTTATTTTCTTCCACAACATTCTCCTAGTTTATTCAGTAACTATTAACAATAATAGAATGGTTACACTTAGGGCAATCTAACAAAGTGATAGTACAAGTGTCGCCCGTATAATCCGCCCACGTTCCAATTTTTCTTCAGTAACTTCGGGCATTTCGTAGCCCTTAGTTTTGGGCAAAACTATGTTGTACTTTTTGTGGCCGCTCATAATTTACTCCAAATATTTTAAATTTTAAATTTAACACCGATCATGAAATTGTTAGACACGAAAGCGGCGTTATTCATAGCCCAAAACATCCTAAACGTCTTTCGGTAATTTACAGGAATTGACTTATGTATTATCAGCATTGCCGCGCCTGTGATAGCCATATAACCGTTGACTTCTTGCATGTTTGGATTCTTTCCTAGTATCGGGTTTGATTCCTTGATGCTATCATTAACAACAATATGCCGTGTTTGCATCCAGTCAATTAAATGTAATCCTATCGCAGACTCCAAGTAATAATCCTTAGCTTGAGTGTTTGCGCTTACTAGTAACATGACAATAATAAAATATCTCATCCGTCAATTCCTTTGCTATACAAATAAAGCACCAGCAGTTTATGATACTCAGCAAATGCTTTATCGCGCTGCTCTTTTGCGTAAACATGATCGTCGCGAGTAGTAAAATTAGTCTTGGAAAAATAACCACTTGCCCGATAATACGCCTCTTTCGCTGCCTGTAATTTAGTCATTTTGTTTTCCGCAAAAGTTAGGAATGGATTTAAGCTGCTGACGTAAATCGTAATCAAGCTTGTCGTTAAGGTCATCATTGAGCCGTCTATTTATTATTTCAAAGACGTGTATTTTTATGTCTTTACGACGAATAATAACTTGCTGGAAAACAGTAACTACTAATAATATCCACATGAAAATTTCATACATTTTAATTTCTCCAATATTTATACAGCCAAAACGGCCAGCTTAGAATTAACACAGCCGGTAGTAGAAAATGCGCCCTTGATGCATCGGCCATTATCGTGCAATCTTTATCGATATAAGCCATCACGAATACGCCGGTTATGTACCATCCTGCGTACCAAATTAAAAATTCAATCATACATACATCCTTTTAAAAAAAGTCCCCAGTCTATCCGGCAAAAACCCACTGGGGTAGGTTCCATTTTGCAGTCAACATTTATTCCAGTAAATGCAAACTGACCTGCCTTCTTACTCAAAGCTTAGCACACCAAATCCAACTTGTCTACAATTATTATTATACCTACGTTGACAATTTGCGATTAGCTGATATAGTTAAATTGTAAGTTGAATAAATCAAATGGAGATAGTTATGACATACGAAGTAGGCGATAGAGTAAAGATTGTTAAGCCAGTAAATGTGAACGAAACACAGGGTTATTGGGCAAGTCCAATGGATCAATACGATGGGCTGGCGGCACAGGTAATAAGAGTTGTAGATACTGGGAATTATAGGCTAGACATAGATGATGGCTCATGGGCTTGGCGCGATTCATTTCTTGAACCGATTAAATCAGATAAAAAGGAAATTAAAATCATGAAAGAGTTAAAGGATTTAAAAGTAGGCGATACAGTTTATCATATAGATGGGACTGATTCTAAAATTATAGCGATTACAGATGACTTTGGTTATCCACTTGAGACCAATGGCGGTAGAAGCTTTACTCGCTATGGTCGTGAGTTTACAGATGAAACGAAAAGTGAACAAGTAATCTACCCATTCCCAGTGAAAGTAGTGCCGGTCGAGTATGATTATTACGTTGCTTTTCATTTCAAGCGTAACGGTAACAAATCCGTGTCTGGTGGTAGATACAAAACCATCGATGATTTTTACGAAGACAGACTCGCAGAGGCAGGGTATAAAAAGTCAGATTACCATTGGGCTGAAATAATCCAAAAAAGCAAGAGGGAAATATAATCATGAAATATTACGCATTCACATACCTAGCAGATAAGGACACTCCAACCGGCGACCCACACAAAAAGACAGGTCGACGTTCTATCGCCGGTAGACTGTCCGTATTCAGAGATAAGGGCAGGCGCAACCAATTCGTCGCGGATTATCCGGAGTCACGTATAGCCGTCAAGTGGCGCAATGTGAGGGATTATTTCTTAGGTATTAGCGAGGAAAAATTTAACCAGATGATAAAGGAAGTGAGCGTTGATTGTTCGGGTAAATTAAAATATCTCAGGGAAGATAAATGCTTGTCTATATTGCAAGTTAGGCAACGAGATGCGGTCATAATGTCAAACGCCAGAAAGATGATACGGAGCAGTGAGACAACGACAAACCGTATGCTTTATCGCGATTTGTTCGCAGTAGGATTTACAACAGCGGGTATGCGCTGCACTAAACTTGGTCTAAACATAGACGGCGTTGAAACTAAGTTGAGCCAAATGCTTGAGTTCATTGAAAATAACAAGGGGGGATGAAATGTTAATAGGAAAAAAATGCACGTTTACAGATTTTCCTTCAAATCCTAGCCGCCGGCTAGACGAAGATGGCAACTTGCGCGAGATGAGAGGTGTTATTGTTGCTGGGCCAAAGCTGGACTCAGATGATTATTTCGTCGCACTGGTATTGACCCAATGCAATAATGGAGATGGTTTTGAAAAAGTATATTGCGAATCAATCAAATTAACCCAATAACAATTCAACTTAAGTATAAAATATATTGTACTTAGGTTGACTAATACAGATCACATTGCTATTATTATGGTGTAAGTTACATAAATCACAAGCGGAGTTAAGAATGAAAAAATTAGTTGAAGAAGTTAACGGCGAAGGTCTTGATAAGTTAATTGGCGAAAGAGTGACATTTTTTTGCTTGAACTACATATACACAGGTAAATTAATCGGCGTAAATGATACGTGTGTATTGCTTGAAGACCCATCTGTAGTTTATGAAACTGGAAGTTTTGAGTCAAAGAGCTGGAAGGATGCTGAAAAGTTGCCAAATAACCTGTACATTCAGACAGCAGCGGTTGAGTCATTCGGTATAGTAAAATGATAGTCGGCAAACGTCAAACACGGTCACGGTCAGGGTCACGGTCATGGTCATGGTCATGGTCAGGGTCACGGTCAGGGTCACGGTCACGGTCACGGTCACGGTCAGGGTCACGGTCACGGTCAGGGTAAATTAGTTAAATAAATCACAAAGGAATTAAAGTTATGAAATTTGCAATGTTTAAATATGTTAAGTATGGAATTGAGACTGTCGGTAATGAGGAACTTGAAAAAAGTAGCAAATACGTGCGCTTAACAGAATACGTTGAAGTAGAATTCATACCACTTGATTACAAGTCAGTTACAACCCAGGAAGTGGCTATTCTTGAGGGCGCAAAAAAGGAACTCAAGAAGGAGTATCACAATAAAAAATCTGATATTGAACGTAAAATAGGCGAGTTATTGGCACTTCCTGAGCCTGAATGATTAAATGTAAAAAGGAGCAGTGAAGGTGGATCAAATAGGCTTGATTTTGATTTTTTTAATACTAATGTACGCGCTATTCAAGATGGTTTTTGAAGTTGCATCATTGAACGACAAATTAAGAAAACATAAATGGCGTGGTATAGATAGTGCGCCAAAAGATGGTGTGAAAATTCTCGGTCTTACTCATTATGGAGTTGAGGTTGTTAGGTGGTGTGATTGGAATGGTAAGGAATATTCCCCTGGCGATGGCTGGATAGGATTAGAGCAAGATAGTACGTGTCTTCCTCCAAATTATCGTAGAGAAAAGGCGCAGCACCAGCCGACGCATTGGATGCCGTTGCCTGATAAGCCTAAAAAACTTAATTAACGAGGAGAAGTGAAGATGTATGGTAGTTTAACATGTTGGATCATGGTCGATAAAGAAGGCCCGGCCGACTCTGAAGACGAGTATGGAATAGGGGTTGTTAACGGACTTAGCTATGACATGATAACCGATGCTAAGAAAGATATTTTTGAGTCAATGCAATGTGAGCTTAATGAAATATCAATACCGTCAGGCGCGTTTTCAGCAGAGTTTACAGCAACAGAATTTAGTCACGAAGAAGGTCAAATGACGTTTCCAGAAACAGGTCAATGGGATTTCGCCCCACATTGGGAAATGAAACTAAAACTTAACGGGTTTTCTTGTATGCCAGATGAGTTAATTAACGAGGTATAGAGGAGAGTAAATTTTGAGCTGGGAAATAGCAAAAGTTGAGCATCCGGTGGCACGCAAAAATTATCAATGTCAAGCATCAGTTTGGATTGACAACACAGTTGGTTTTTTTAGGTCTGAATTTGATCCTGAAGATTGGGAAAAAATAAAAGTTGCAGCGAAAAAAGATTTCAAGATTTTGAAAGGTGAAAAGTATAAAAAAATTAGTGGTAAATTCGACGGAGAGTTTGGTGTTTTTAGAGCGATTCCAGAATTGGACGATATTTGCAAAAAATACGATTTATACGACGAGGGATAGAGTAATGGATGAATTAGTAAGAAAATGCGTTGATATGGATGAATGGAAGCACTCATGGCATAACCAATTTAAAACATTGCAGGATTACAAAAAAGCTGCAATTAATATAAACGATAAAATCAAAAAAAGAGAAGAGGAGTTAATTATTCTAAAATCCGGTTTAGAAAGGGTTAAAGAAATAATTAGTGCAGAAGAGGCTTATTTAAACGAGATTGACAATAATCAATGCGAAACATGAAATACATTGATAATGTCAATGGGCAATGTTTGATTAATTAGGGAATGAGTAATGGAAAAAAGTGAAATGATAAGTATTGCAAAAACAGCAATTAATAAACGAATGGATTTTGAAACGCTGAAGTACTCTGATGATCTTTACGGGAAAGAAGATTTTGCCGAGGATGTTTGGGAATTTGTAGAGGAATGCGACGAAATAGGCAGCAAGGCATTTTATGAAAAGTATCCTGACATCGAATAATCCGATCAATTAAGCCTTAATACATCGGAAATTTGAATTGGATTAAATAATGGAATAGGTATATATTAAACGACAGATGAAGAAAAACCGCTTCAACGGGTTACAGCCCTCAGCGGTTTTGGATGATGATAAGGATATTATAGGCAATCGCCGTAATCCAAGCAACACTTCTTTGTTCATCATTTAAAATTATCAATACATCTTCACGTTTGCATAGCGTTATTACATGGGGTCAGTCGTCCCTACATGCACGAAAGCGATTTATTACGTCAAAATGGTTATTGGTTATCCAGACGATAAATAAACCACCTAATTTACTCTTAGGATAGAAATATTTATTAAACACGGCAATTCTTGACCCCTGTAACCGTGTCTATAACGACAATCGACCGTAGATTGGCTCAACGTAGCTAAGGCAACCGATTCTACTCAATTCAGTTTGAGTGTGCTGATAACGATAAGGCAGTTAATACTAGGCCTTGTAAGCTATCAACCATAGATAAGGGGTCTTGCTGTATCTAAAACAAACTGATGGTTAAAAATTAAACTGGAGAGTGAAGTTATGGGGATAAAAATTGACGTACATAATGAAATTTTAAAAAAGGCAAAGATAAAAAAAGATGGATGCTACAGGCATAAAGGTATCGCGTATAGGGTGTTAAACTCGCATGTGACGCATTTTGGATCATTCGGGGAAATATACGAGTGTTTTGGATCGTTTACTGTTTTAGTAGGTAAGTACGAATACAGTATAAACAGTGATGAGATAGCGCAAAAGATACTTAAGAAGATTTAAGTTTTCTAGATCGACCAATAAATAAACTGGAGAGTGATTATGAAAACAGAAAATAGAAAGTATAAATGTGACGGATGCGGATTATCTCGACCATGTTATGTTGAAACAAATCAAGAACCAAATAAATTATCAATTATAGAAGATGATTTAAAATGCATTTTGGACGATACAAATCAGAGCTTTAATTGGAATGAAATAACAATTTCTGATGATGTTATTGATACTGCTATTAGTTCAGCTATTTCAATATTAAATATATCCGATGATGAAATCGTTGCGGAAATCGCGGCAAATATAGCCGACACACTTATAAGTATTACCGATGTTAAAGACCTGTAG